TATAAAATGTCTGGTGGTATCGCTCAGCTCGTGGCCGTCGGTGCTCAGGATGCACACCTCGTCGGCGATCCGGAAGTCAGTTTCTTCCGCTCTACCTACAAGCGTCACACGAATTTTTCCCAAACTGTCGAACGTCAAGTCATCCAGGGCAACCTTTCCCAAGGTGGTATGTCCTCGGTTCGTTTCGAACGCAAGGGTGATCTCTTGGGTTACGTGTACTTGACCTCCATCGCATCCAACGCGACGGAAAACCTTGATTGGTCCACCGTGATCGATAAGGTTGAACTCTTGGTCGGTGGCCAAGTCATCGATGAACAAGATGTCTTCTTCACGGACAACATCGCTCCGGACCTCTTGGCGACTGGTCTCGCTAAGTCTGCGGCGGGTTCTCTTTACAATGGTGGTTCTTCCAAGTTCTACCCGCTCAGATTCAGCTTCTGTGAAAACTGGCAGTCGGCTCTCCCGTTGGTTGCCCTTCAGTACCACGATGTAGAACTTCGCATTCGCTGGGCGTCGAACGCCAATGTTGATAGCTCTGCTCGTCGCATCGAGTGCTACGCGAACTACGTGTACCTCGACACGGCTGAACGTGAAATGTTGGCCCGCGAACCGCAACAAATCTTGATCACACAAGTTCAAAAGGCCACGGCCTCTTTGTCCAAGGTGCAAGAACTCAACTTCAACCACCCGGTCAAGTATTTGGCGGCGTCCAACGTTGAGGCCGACAGTGTTCACACGATTGGTAACCGCATCAAGCTCCAAATCAACGGTACGGATGTCACGGACTTCAAGTTCGCCGATCCGCACTACAGCATGGTTTCGTCCTACTACCACATGCCGCACTCCGATGGTACCAACAAGGACAGCCTCTACGCTTTCCCGTTCTGCCTCGACACGTCCAAGTTGCAACCGACCGGTACCCTCAATTTCTCTCGTCTCGATTCCGCTCGTCTCGTGAGCGAAACGAACGACTTCAAGGATAACATTTACGCTGTGAACTACAACATCCTCCGTGTTGAAAACGGTATGGGTGGCCTCATGTACTCGAACTAATTTCTCTTAAATATACGTCATTAAAACATAATACAATGTCTGACCAATCATTATATTATGTTGACTACTAGTAAAAATGAACTTCTGGTTGATTGTCTTTTTAATTGGAGCTGTCTTTGTCTTGACCTACAATCCAAAGTCCAGGACACTCGAAAAGATTGTCCAGGTGCCTTCCAGAGAAGCTCAGTGTGAAGCCGAGCGTTACCAAAGACTTCAATTTATTGAAGCTGAGCACGCCTGTCCAGAAAAGGGTAAGACCAAAATGGGTGCAATTATTTCTGCTTAAAAGTTTTGATCTATAATTACACATAAAGATGCTTTCTTTTGACCGCGAAACCATGATGATTGTAGGCCTTATCGTTTGTCTCGGTGTCGTCGCCTACATGTTTAACGACATGCGACGTACCAAGGAAGACGTGAATGCCGTCAAAACGTTTTCTTTGAATTTGATGAAGAACCTTACGATCGAACACGTCGAACCGGAAACTCCTCAGCCGAAGCAAGAAGTTGCGCCGCCCACTGAGGAGAAAAAGGAAGAATAAACATATCCACTTATTATAACTTGCTAAATGAGCAATGAAAAAATACAAAGCAATAGCGATCCCAGTCACGTTTGAGGGTGACCGGCCCCGATTTCTCACGGTGAGAGATCGGAGATTTAAGGATTGGATTTTTGTCACAGGTGGATGTAGACGTCGAGAAATTTTCAATCCTTTACGATGTGCCCTCAGAGAGTTAGAAGAAGAGACCCGTGGTGTTGTGGCTCTTAAAAAAGGAGAATATACGGAATTTAATTTTACAGTTAAAGAAAATGCAACGACCGATTTGGTATACAACGTGTTTGTCTTTTTTGTAAATTACAAAAGACCTGAGCAATTGGATATGATTAAAAAATTCAATGATGAAAAAATGAAAACCAATTTGAAAAAGATTAACAAGGAACCAATAAAGAAGACATTCGATGAGAATGACTTCATGAGCTTCGATACTCTCGAAGAGTTTAATGTTAGAAAGAGGTGGGACCTCATAATAAAAAATGTAATACAAAATCCAGAATTTTATTCGTGTGTCACTTCGCTTAATAGAAAAACATTTTCTATAAAATAGAATGAAGTCAAAGACTTACATCTTAAAACAAATCAGAGATCTTCTTGTTGATAACAAGGCTTACAGTGAACGTAGAGCAGAACAATACATTGAGAATGTAAAGACTAAGACAGTCTACGAGCTTCTTGTTATTAAAAAGGAATTAGCTTCAGAAAGAAAAGAGCATCACGATGTGTCTTGTATGCGGTCGATAACATATGACTCCCATCAAGATGATTAAAAGAATGACTCTCTAAAATGGTAAGTATGTTTAAGGCATGGTGTTCTAAAAACAAATTCACAAAGGGTGAAAAGCAGAACCGCTCACACGTTCTCATGAATGGTGGTTCGCTTTACATCCCACATGACCGGGTCGGTGAATTTTGTGACGAGTACATCAAGGCTGTGACGAAAAAGGAAAAGTTGTATCTCGTGGAACAAAAAACGCCGACGTACAACTTCTTCTTAGATATTGATTACAAAGATGAAGATGCCATGCAACTCGACTATCTTCAAAAATTGTGTCGGATCATTTGTGACAAAGTAAAAATGTATGGTGGTCGTGATTGTCTCATATGCGTTTCAAAACCCAAAGAAGTCGATGACGGACTCATCAAAACAGGTGTTCATTTAAACTGGTCAAATTTTGTTGTCGATCAAGAAGGTGCCAACAACCTTAGAGATCACGTCATCGCGACTCTGATTTCGGTGTTCAAAAATAAAAATTGGAATCAAATTATTGATAATTCTGTCTACGGTGACACAAAAAAACGAACAGCCGGGAGTGGGTTTCGGATGCCATGGTCATACAAGAAGGGAAAGCATATCGCATGTCAGGGACAAGGATGTTCGGAGTGTGACAATACCGGAAAGATTACCGAACCCCCGTATCTTCCAATCTTCAAATATGTATATGGACATGTCATGTGTCGTATGGATACACTGTCACAAGATCCATCGGTTGATATTCTAAAAGACTCCATTGTTCGGACAGACGTGACAGAAGTTACAACTGTTCCAGCGATCGATGGTAACAAGAAGAACGAAGGGTCGTTTACCGAAGCTCAAATGAAAGATGAGTTTATGGATGACGAAGCTCGGGCTTACTTGGAAACATTTATTCGTCAAAACATGGAAGGTCAAGAAGATGCGAGGATTACGAAAATGTTTCATCATAAAAATCAATTCTTAGTATCCACAACTTCAAAGTATTGTGAAAATCTTAGAAGATCGCACAACTCAAATCATATCTGGTTTCACTTGATCGGTAAGACCATCACTCAGAAATGTTTTTGTAGATGTGAAACCATCAGGGGGCGATTCCATGGGTTTTGTGCAGACTTCAGGGGACGCGAACACATGTTAAACGATACGATCGTTTCCAAGTTGTATCCAGATGTAAAACCTCCAGTCAGACCTAAAACACCACCACAGAAAGCTCCAGTTGAAACAGACAAAGCTGTCGAAACTCTTAATGCATACATCAATAAATGTATATGCCCGGCAAAAATTATCAAGATTACAAAGAACAAGACAAAGTATATAGCCGACGCTGAAATGACAGAGTGTGACTATGGACACAGGACTACTTGTCAGTTTATCATTGACAAGTCAGGCATAGAATTGAAATGTCCAGATTGTAAAGATCAAACTCACAGGAAGAATATACTCAACACAAAAACAAGGGAAATTTTATTTCCGACTAAAAAATAAGATGTCGGTCGTATTGTTTGCAGCAGCTGCATATCTTACAAGAATGCTGACACAGAAGGATATACAAGTTGATAAACTTGATGATCTTCTTAAAAAGGCACACCAATACTCAGGCCTAGATAAAGAGAATTTTTATGGATTTGTCACAAACTTTAACATGTTCAAAGAATGGATTCACGACGTGGAACTCGCCACACAGTTTCTTTATAAAGCGTTAGAACATCTTGAAAACATCGGTCTCATGACAGAATTCCAGGAAGAAATCAGCGAACTAGCTAAAATAGTCGGTTATTTCGGTGAAAAAGAGATTATGAACACCGCAATCAACAAAAACACCGCGTTCCACCCGAAATACTTAAACAATAGACTATAGTAGAACGATGATTTCCAGATCTGGTCGTGTTATTAAGAAGCCTGAAATATACACTCCCAAAGAAAAGGTTGAAGATGATTACGGCGATGATGAGTACGACACGGAAGATGATGGGAGTGACATAGAAACCGATGATGAATACTATTCAGACGATGAGAGTGATTATGACGACGCCGAGGATACAGACGAGAATGGAAATTTGAAAGATTTTGTCGTCGACGATGAAGATGACGAAGATGAGGAATTTTAAGCTTAAAAAAATCAAAGTAATTATAAAAAATGGAGGCTGACATTGGCAACCCCATTGAATTTGATAAAGAGCTTAAGATGCAAGATGATCAAGAACCAGAACAAGAATACTACCACCATCAGCAACAACAACAACCCATGATGTATCCACAAATGATGATGTATCCGGAACAACAACCACAAAAAAACAATGATATCTTTGCTAACATTGATAAGTCAACATGGATCATTGGTTTTGTTGTTTTTCTTCTTGGCTTTTTTATGGGTAAGACTATGCAACCCGTGATTCTTAGGCCTGGATAAGAGGATAACCGTAAATCCAATCGGTATGTTCATGGGGAAAATTCCCGACAAACTCACCAGTTGAACCACGCTTCCTTTCAGTAAAATACGCACGACTCGTGATCAGAGGATCCTTGAGTTGTGCAGCTAAAACTTCCGATGCTGTATTCATCTTCTTTTTGACAATTTCAGGTGATGTGAAAAAGAAGATCGCAACCACGAACACAATCAATAATGTAATTATGTTGAGCAATACACTGAACATATTTAATACTTACCTATATTTTTCTTACGCCTCGGCAGCAGCCTCCTCGCTGGTAACCTCGGCCTCCCCTTCTTCCTTTTGTTCCTCGATCGTCGCATCCGTGCTGGAAGCTTCACGCTGCTTACGTCTCTCTTCGACTTCGGTTGCAACAATTGTGTCAGCTTCCTTGACCAGTTCTTCCATCGGAGCGTCCGGCTTTTCCTTCTTGAGACGCTCCAAGACTTCAGCCGGATGGCTAATCGGGGCTTCGTCCGGCTTGTTGTAATACTTGGAGTTCTCATCACCCGGCTTGATGTAAGTCGACTTCGCTTCCATCATGTCACGCTTACGTTCTCCGAACATCTTCGCAGCCATGGCTTGGTTTTCCTTGTATCCAGACATAATTTCTTCAAGTTTTTCGTTGGTGTAGTGAACATCCTCAATCTTTTCCGTATCTGGAGGAATCAACAACCACTTGTACATGTCGACCACATAAATGTCAAAGGTTGCATCCTCCTTTTGAAGACGCTTCGCGTGGTTTGCAGCTTCTTCACGCGTGTTGAAGCAACCCCGGATCTTAATTCCAAACTTGTCGTTCTTTTGTGGTGCTTCCGGTCCAATGACCGAAAGGCATGCGTAGAGTTGACCCGGGATAGTGGTGTAATCTTGTTCAAGAGAAGCCATTATATAGCTATACTTACATCAAAAACTTTAAGCCTTTTCAAACTTAAGTGGATTAAGAACAATCGTCGATATTAAGACATGGAAGAAATACGCCGAGCTCACAACACTTACAAGCGTGATCTCATCCAAGGTGTGACCCGTGAAGGGGGTCAAATATTGGATGTAGGATGTGGCTGTGGTGGTGATCTTCAAAAATGGAGACATGCGGGTGCAAACATAAGTATGTGTGATCCAAGTGAACAGTCTCTCGAAGAAGCAAAGAGTCGGGCTCGCAATCTCAAGATGCATGTCAACTTTTATCACGGAGATATATTTGTGTGCCCGAATAGAAGATATGATATTATATGTTTCAATTTTTCATTACATTACATCTTCGCGTCAGAAAAGTTATTCAGAGACTCGATCAGAGAAATCAGAAATAGAATGAAACCGGGTGGCAAACTTATCGGGATCATACCAGATTCTGAAAGTATACTTTACAATACACCAATTCAAGATAATCTTGGAAACTTTTTCAAATTGAGAAACCATGGTAACGGTGGTTTCGGTGAAAAACTATTTGTAGAACTTGTCGATACACCGTACTACGCAGATGGTCCAAAGTCTGAACCGGTTGCATACAAAGACGTGCTCATTCATACTTTAGAAAATTCAGGTTTCAAGTTGAACACTTGGGAAGCTTTGACGGGGAGTCATATATCCAGGTTGTACAGTAAATTTATATTTACATATAGAAAATGATCACGTGGATCATACTTTTCGTCATCAACTTGTACATACTAATGACGACCAAGGACCCCGAAAAACTCAGGGTGGTCAAAGAAAAGTATCAAATTCTTCGCGAAAATTTGAAGGGTACAGAATTTGAAAAATTGAGCAAATGTATTTTGATCACAGGTCATCACACTCTTAATGGCACGGTTGGATACAATGTCAATAAAGGCTATGAGATTGGTCTGTGTTTGGATGGCGAACCAAATGAAATCTTCCATGTGCTCATACACGAACTAGCTCACTGCACAGTCGATGAATATCATCACACTGAACAATACTGGGAAAACTACAAGAAACTCAGAGACATGTGTATCCGATTAAACATTTATGAACAGATACCCAACGAGACACCTTTCTGTGGCATGCACATCCAGGACAAATAATCTGTGTATACTCCAAATGAAGACACCAGCTGGAACAGTTACCACAGCGGTTCTCATGTGGGTGGTTGTCTATGCGATGACCATGGCTCCAATGTACACGAGAAACTACTGGTTGAATCTGTCTCTCATGACTCTTATCATTCCTAACATTCTTAGAATTATTGTTGGTCAAGTCCCTCAATTGGCGGTCGATCGAGGATTCTTCTTTTCTTCAACGATCATTGCGTTTATCGCGGTTGAAATGTTGACCCGAGTTGTCAAGACTCTTAAGTCTCAGATCAAAGAATACGGCGAAAATAGAAGAAGAAGTTTAGAAATTAGTCTTCTTTTTCTAGCTGCGTTCATATTCGGAACGGTTGTGACCTATGTACTGGGTGTGGATAATTCCATCTACAGTAACATGGGTTGGGAGCAATAAGTTTACGCCTTAATCACATAAGATTGACCAGCGTAGAAAATGACCGACGCCACAAGTCCCGTCGCCGCAAGGCCGATGAGGCTTCGACGGCCCGCATCATTCAAGAATTGCGGGACCATGGTCGCGAGTTTTTCTTGGACCGGTGCGCTAATGGCAGCAGCCGTGCACGCGGCGACGAATAAAGATTGCATTTGTTGATCCGTCAAGTTAAACGGATTCTTTGACTCCGGAGCAGAGACTTGCACTTGCTGGGGAGCCGGAGCCGGAGCCGGAATAGCCATCGCCATTTGTTGTTGCATCGGCATCACCATTTGTTGTTGCATCGGCATTTGCTGTTGCATTTCCATCGGTTCGGTTTGACCCATCAATTCGGCAATAGGCGTAGAGTCCATCGTTTCTTTATTTTGACTGACATTTTTTTCAGTATCTTGTGACACGAATGCAGTAGATGAGTTAAGTTGAACCATCCCATCAGAGTTGTCTGCAAGATTCATAGTACGGATGTCCGACATTTAGTATGTATTCATGTTTTTTAAGGAAAAATATTCACGCACGTCCTGACTATTTCTTCTTTGTAATTTTAAGTGCTGTTTTCTTTGTTGCCTTTTTAGCATCCACTTCCTGTTGTTCGAGATAATTTGGGTTATAAGTCTTTTTGTGCATGGCCCAGAGTTGAGGACTCCCGACCTTGAAACCTTTTCGAATTGTAGCCTTGTACCAAAACACACAATCTTGTATCTTGTTAGATTTTACTGTGTTATCTAACACGAGACACTCATAGTTTTCCGTACATGCATCCATCACCTTACAAAACATATCAAACGAAGGAAAGATTCCAAAAAACGACTTATAAAGCTTTTCTCTGTTTTGTATGATGTTTTCTCTGAGTATAAATACATAATCCACATTTGCGCGCAATGCCGGTGGGAGGTCCATTACATACTGCATCGTCAACATAAAGAATATGTTAAAGTGTCGACCATTCATAAAACATTGTCGAATACGAGTTTCTTTTATAAACTTTGAATCGTACATACAGTCGTCCAGAAGGATGAATGCACCGTTTGTTCTGTTTTTACCCTTGGTACCAACAAGCTTTCTCTGTCTAGTTAACACGCGGTCTACCGCCTCACCGTCGTAATCTCCATACACACAAATGTCTGGAATAAATTCACCATAAAAATGGTTGCCTTCTTCTGTGCCTGATAAAACTATTCCGGCTGGGATATGTTTCTTATGGTACATGATATCCTTGACTAATGTGGACTTACCTGTATTACGTTTTCCTATGAATACGCAGATACGATCGTCATCCATAATCGCCGGGTTGAATTTCCTCAGTTGAAGGTTCATTCTACTGTTAGTGTCCCGTTTTATTTCATAAAATTTTACTCACACATAGTAGATATGTCTGGAGCTGTAAAGCTTGCTGTGACTGGTGTTCAGGATCAGTGGCTTACAGGTGATCCAGATTTTTCATATTTTTTGACGGCATTCAAAAGACATACAAAGTTTTCGATTGAACAAATTGAAACACCATTCGACGGGAACATTGACTTTGGTGAAGAACTCCAATGTACACTTCCACAAAATAAAGGTGACTTGATCAAGGGTATGACTGTCAAATTTATTTTGACACAACCGATAGATGGCGATGGTAATCTATTAAATTATGTACCCTCGGTCTGTTCACAGCTTATAGAAACTGCTGACCTGTATATTGGCGGACAATTGATTGAACGCCTGACTGGTGAATACATCTATATGCACCAACAACTTCACAACACGATTGACGATGTCGAACAAACGTTGTATTTTTTGAATGGTCACGGCAACGAAGTTTTAGATTTTACGGGTGAGTACACATTCTTTATTGATCTTCCGTTTTACTTTAATAGAAATCCGAGCCTGGCAATACCAACTATTGCTCTCAGTAAACAATTGGTTGAAGTCCGAATTAAACTTAGAAATCTTGATGAGATGATAAACGGCGGTGTACCGGAGTTGGGTGTCTCGGCAAGTATGAAAAACGCATCACTTGATACCGAGTTTGCATTCGTGACACCAGAAGAACAGGCATACCTAAGATCGATGCCACTTGAATATGTCATCACACAACTTCAGGTTTCACAGGCAACATTCACCGAAGGACAAAGTGAAAAATCTTTTATGGTAAATTTCAAAAATCCAGTCAAGGAATTTTACATCTTGGCTACAAACGAAAATGCAGCACCTAACGAGTACGAAAAAATTACAAGACTCAAACTCGACTTTAACGATACAAATATCATAGATATGGATTACAATTTCTTAAATTACCAACAAGCTCTGGTAAAACATGTGAATTCTCCGACAACCATTTCAAACTTTGCTACATATAGTTTTGCAGAAGATCCAGAAGTGTATTATCCAACAGGACAAGTGAACATGAGTCGTATTTTCCACAAACTCATGACCATTGGTATTGAAACTGACAAACCCGGTTCTACTAAAGTAAAAATTTATGCGGTAAGTTACAATGTCTTACACATCGAAAGCGGTCTTGCGGGTTTAAAATTTTAAGCGGGTATAGTAGTAATGGCTGGCCGAATTCAGCTTACAACAAGGGGTGTCCAGGACGCATACTTTACAGAAGACCCGGACTACTCCTATTTTGTACAGCTATTCAAAAAGCATACAAATTATGCGAGTAATTATGTCAAGTTGGACATTGATAACGAAGCGGAATTTGGAAAGACTATCCGACTTACCATACCCAAAGATCAAGGTGATCTTTTGAAAACCATCAGTCTCGACGTGGAGCTCGCACCTATTGCCGGTGCAGAAACAACACGCGTTGGCTATGTCGAATCGATTGGTCACGCGATGATTGAATGTATAGACATGTACATAGGGGACGAACGAGTTCAAAGAATTCCAAGTGATTATCTTCAAATCTATTCCGAACAAAATTATACACAATCGAAGCAAAATGCTTTGAATACATTGATTGGTAAATACCCAGATAGAACATCTGATGTTCCAGTGTCGAGTGGTGTAATTTTGGGTCACCTCGGACCAGCAACGACGAACAAAAAATTGTTTATTGATATTCCATTTTACTTTTATAGAAATCCAGAACTTGCCGTACCTCTTTGTGCTATGTGCTACCAAGAAGTGAGCATAGAAATTAAATTCCGAGAAATTTCAGATTGTATTGTCAAGACGACCGATCCCACATCTACAGCCATTGAGACTGTCATTCTAGATTATGAATTACAATCCAATGTCATCATTACGAGTAATGTTATTGCGGCATCAAGAAATGGGACGACGTTTGCGTTGAACTCCGGTGATACAGAAACAACTTTTAAACGGTTAGCCAGAGGGGAGTTGACGGATACAACCATACCAACATTCGGTGGTATTGGTGAAGTTTCTCAAGGACTCAACACTGTTATAAACGCAGATGGCATCCATCGTTATGAAAATGGTGTTTGGAATACATACAATGCATCAGATGCGAACATTGATATTTCAAATGTGCAATTTTCAGATGATGGAGATGTGATTGTTCAAGTGGGTAGTGGATATTGGGTGTGGAACGGAGTAAATTATGATTTCACGAGTGACACCAGTGTTCGAAGCGTTTCGGGTGATGGATCTACCATAGTAAAACTTACAACTGATAACATAAACTTTTTTGTAACTGTATTTTCGTTGGTTAGTCAAACACAAGTTGCAAATCAACTCATTGGTGATTTTCAAGATGCACAATTGTCGTATAACGCGTCAAAAATGATTGTGAACACCAATACCCCCACCCTTACCGTATATGAAAAGTTGAATGACGAATGGGTTCGTTATGGACAAACAATCGGTGTATATGAATACGACAAAGTCAAATTTACAAAGGATGGTGACGCAATATTAGTGTTTAATTCTAATGAAACTTATCAAGAAGGAAACGACTCTTACCAAGGTGTTGGAAGGTTATATCTCTATGATATAAGTTCGTCGAGTTGGGTTGAAGTATACCGTTATAAAAGTAATGAAGCGACATTTAATGGCGACTTCGTAGCTCTGAGTGACGATCAGACAATATTAATCATTAAAAAATCAGATTCTGTTACCGAATATATTAAAATTCAAGAGATTACAAGATCTGTAGAAAACTACGATGACATTGTTATCAAAAATTTAGAAGATGTGACAGACACAGGTGGCCAAGTACTAGGTGCTGGCTATCAAGGTTTAAGTACACAACAAGTGGAAAGATATTTGCTCAATGAAAATAGTTCTTATGGAAGGCTTATGAGCCAAGACCAACTTTTAGTATACAATGATATTCAAGACATTGTTTTATCTGATAACGGTCTTGTTATGATTGCTCACGTGAACAACTCAAATGCTTTAATTGTTTATAAAAGAAACGAAGTCAGTGACCTGTTCCCAGGTGATTATAAAATTGTTATAAATGGTAATGCTACACGTTTCTTATTAAATACAGAAACTATTAGTTCTTTAGCTGTTTCAAAAAATGGTACATATTTTTCATTAGTCACGACGACAAATGTTTATGTATTTAAATTTTTGAATAACAGATTTATTAATATATTTTATGTCGACACGGATAATGATAACGCAAGAAATGATATACAATCACACTCACTTCAAGATGTCACGCGGGTTTTGTTTTCTGAAGACGAAACTAAAGTTACTGTTTATGGACGAGGTATAACCACATACGATCTATCAAATCCTGGAACAGTTTTATTGTCAAACACGTTGGTACAATATTCAAACGTGTACGATGTTTCGTTAGACTTGAATACACTTGCTACATACGATTCTACTACCTATATACTAACAATTCAAAATATAGATGAAAATTATAATCTTACAAAATCCGGTTTAAATATAAACATCTCGGATGTGAATAAAATTTCATTTTCGACCGATGGTGCGATAATGGGTGTGGCAACACCTACGTACACATACATATATTCATACGATGGTTTCGGATGGAAACAGAAATCTCTATTGTTTCCGGTATTAGGTAATAGTACACTAAAAAGATTTATACTTTCTTCAGATGGAAATGCGGTTGCATATGTATCAGAACAGAATACAGCACCATTTGGTACGGTCATAAGAAAATATGTGTACGCGGGATCCGAATGGAAGAGATTTTTGTTTACCTCAGTCGCTGATAACACCGGTGGTATAGGTGATGTAAATAAATCCATGATAAACTATGTGAATGTGTTAAATGGTCCAACTAACGACACTATACGTGTAAGCACACTTCGAACACAGAAGGTAACAGAAATAGTTACAGTCGACGCCGATATCGAAGAACTTTACCCGAATCAAATAAATAGTTGTAAAGTTTGTCTCGAGATGGCATTCCTCGATGATCACGAAAGAAATTTGTTAAGGAGAACACGTAAAGATTATGTGATTACACAAGTGCAACAAAACGCATTCAACATTCCAAAGTCAATCGAAGAACATAAGTTTAGGTTAGACTTTATCAACCCAGTCAAAGAATTATACTTTGTAATAAAACGTGAAAACCTTAGACAGTACGAAGATTTTGTATCCGTGTTTGATTATGATAATGATGCTTTGATTGCCGAAAACAAGTTAATCTTTTACGAAAATCTCAAAAGTCTTGAACTTACTTTGAATGATACACCATACTTAGATGAGTACACGGGTAACTTTATATTTTTGAAAGCTATTCAGCCAGCCATTCATCACTCAAAGACACCTCTCATCAGACGTTTCTATTCATATAGTTTCGCATGTGAACCAGAAAAGCACTACCCAACTGGTCAAGTAAACTTTAGTTTAATTAACAATCAACTCATTAAGATGAAGGTTACTGAAAACACAACAAAAGATCGGACACTTGATGCATACGCTATAAGCTACAATGTACTTAGAGTAGATAAAGGTATGGCTCGAGTATTGTTTAATACAAAATGATGATGAAAAGTGGTTTTGGTGAGTCCTCGGGGGAATTCGAGGATCGTCAAGCCAACGCGCTCATGGATATATTGACACCTGTGCTTGAAAAAAGTATGCTCGTCGCATGCGAATATGCCAAAGCGTGTGGTAGAAGCACAGTTCTTGCACAGGATATGGAATATGCTATCAAGTATTGTGTCATGTACACAGTCGGTGAAACTATTGGGTCACTTTTTCCAGAAATTTATGACGAAGAAGAATCTGACGATGAAGAAGAACTGGAAGAAGTGGATGAATCTGAATGCCCACCATTTCGACGATACTCGGGTGATGACGAAATGTTCAAGCGAATTAATGAAGCCTATGACAAGTGGGACAATTGGCAACCACAAAGTCCGGTAGAAGAGATGTTAAAAAATGCTATTAATAGTAATGGAGCCGGTGGGTTGGTCAACGGATGAATTTAAACTGATTGATGAAGACTCTGAGTTAGAGTCGGAGTCCGACTCCGATGATGACGAAGAAGAACTTCAGGTCACAAAGGGGTATTCTAAAGATAAGGATCGATATAAAAAAATTTTATCAGAGGACGAACTGCTTCCCGAATAATTTTCTACATATGTAATATAAATACAATGTCGGCTGCTGCCATGGAAACCGTCACGCTCTTGACTCAAGAACTCCAAACGCAATCCTTGAACTCCGTTGTTGCGGGCTTCTCCTTCGCGGCTGCGATCTCTTGGTTGGACCTCGTCCGATGGTCGATCAACCAAGTTGTTCGTGTCCAAAAGAACGGTGGCCTCCACTACGGTCTCACGGCTCTTTTCACGACTCTCCTTTCCGTGATCGTGTTCTTGGTGATCTCCCGCCTTTCCCCGAAGGTCCAAAAACCGTCTGGCCCGGTCTACGCCATCACTCGCTAAGTTCTTTTTCGAGTGACAATCAGGGTGAACACACCTATGAAAACAATAACTGAAATCAGTACATACTGTTTCCATCTATAAGGATCCTCAAAGTCTGGGATGCTTATAGGCGGTGGGAGTACACCCACATCCGGAGCTGTCTGATCAGCTATCGACTTGAATTTACCCGTGTTACACTCGATTTCAAATTTCAAAATGTGATCTTGGTTTCTGAAATCGTATGGAATGAGACGACCGTTGCTCATGTATAAAAATTGCACACGAAGACTCTCGATGAATTTTTGAGGTCCACTAAAGAAATCGTGTTTTACTGAATCATCAGCCCCACTGTAATTTATGAATGAATTACCACTTGTCAAAATATGACTCGTGTAGAATGGTTCGCGAACATAGACATCTTTATTAAACGTGTCGGACCCGGAACTCAGACGTAATATCAACGAATTTGGTCCTTGAAGATTGATACTCCCGGTCGTGTAAGTGTCACCCGCCTCAATTTCAATATTTTGCGGAGGGAAGCCTAATACTTGGTGTGGTGTGGTGTAATCACTCGTTGCAGCATTGGAAAGTGTGTCCACGAATCCATTTTTAATTCGAGCATTTGTACCATCTCCAAATTGGAAAATATTCGAATCCGAGCTAGCATCATTTTGAAAAGTCAGTGCATGCAAGTTGGAATCGTATTCAACAACAAAACTAAAGTCGCCGACACTCGTATTTATAGCTGCCCGAACGTCATACGCGAGTAAATTACCATCTGTATAAGACTTATTAGGTAAAACTATATCAATATTGTCAATACTAAAAGTATTATTTCTTTCATGAATTAAAGTTTGACTCAAAGGAATTTTTGCAGACAACAAACTAATTTTCCTGATGTCATAGATTCGATTCTTCAAATCGATGACGTAATCCGATGGGTCCGAATATTTTGCGTAGTCGCGTTCACTACTATCGATCTCTAAGGTATGGACCTCCATTAAAATTTGCATATAAAATTTTAATGAGTGTTTTTATTTAGTTAATTGTGTTATGAAAGGGGTTTTGTGCTAATTGGTTCTTGGCCAAATCTAATCTATTACCTGTAACATGCGGGTTGAGGTGTCCCTTGTACGGGTTGAGTTCGTGGTAATCATTTTGCTTGTAATGTTGCATCCATCCACCGTTCGGAGCATTGATACGACCATCGACACGAGACTTGTCGTGGCGGATGGTCGTCAAAACACCATGTTGATTCATTGGCTTTTCGCGGACATTCATACGGCCTGGGTTACCCATACGGTTCGGCTTGGCACGACGCTCGACTGGACGCATACCGTAAGCCACGTACTGATCAACACCGTAACCCCTACTGTCGGGACCTTCACTGTTCATCATAGCGGCCGGCGCATTCACGTAACCACCATAGAAGTTCGCAATACCCGGAGATGGATTGTTCACATGCATGAACTGAGAGTCATTGACATCCATCTTGTTGCGGGTAGGTGCTTGGGGCATCGTTTGTCCCGAAACGAAACGCTTACCCGGTGTGCGGTCAAGACCATCGGTACGAAGACCGGTCTCCGAGCGATTCGTAGTTCGCATAGTCTTTTGGTGAGAAGCGCGCGGCGTCGAACCAGACATACCTTGAGCACGTCCACCCGTCGGCGGACGACGTTCCGGAAGGTATGCCGTCTTTTCGGGCTTGTTGTAGCTCACTTCACCAATTTCCGCACGACGGCCACCACGAGTATCGACAGCCGGACCAGAACGACCCGGGAGAGTAGTAAGACGGTACGCACCAGTGTTCACTGGGTTCACACGGAAGACTTGTTGATAACCACCAAATGATTCAACATCTGCACCAACACCAAGACCCGGACCAACCAACTTCTTCTCGACCGGGGACAAGTTATTCATGCGACCTTGATCATACAAACGCCCTCGCATCTCTAAAAGCTCCTGACCACCCGTTCGGTTTTGCGGAGCAATAACAGCAAACGAGTCGACTTCGGTTTTTCTGTCTCTGAAAGGGTCTGTGAATTCAATCTCTTCAAATTCAGTTTCAAAAAGTTCCGGTTGCTTCTCATTAACTTTTTTAGGAGGCTGTTCTGGAACTTCACTGAGCTTCCGGCCGGCATATATGAGTCCGGCGACGGCCAACACTGACACGGGGTCTGCCATTCTTACTTCTTGTTAACATTTTTATTATTGCATGTATCGCTGGTTAAACATACTGTTCTGGATATGGGCACGGGTGCTCAACGGTTCGTAAGTTCGAGTGCGAAGTGGCACCTTGCATTCGACATTGTTCAACGGGAAGTAACCACTTTCGTGGGGCTTCACCAAAACCTTGCCAAAACGCGTCGTCGACTGAGGACGGAGTTGGTCACTTACTTCAATGTAACGAGCCGGAGAGCCGTTGCCAGCCATGTACGGAGCCGTACCGTAAATCATGGTAGACGGACGGCAGCAGTGGTTAAGAGTACTCGGCTGTGGATACACAAAAACTTCTTCTGTCGCATTGACAGCCGGAACGGAATCATACTGCAAAAGTGTCAAACCGGGCTGCAACTGGTATGCCATTTATTATTACATAAGAATATTTATTCACCGGCACGAACAGTACCTCTATGCATGCCACTTCTCTTATCACCATTTGCGTCAAGACCCGCAAAAGCTTCGAGTTGAACACCTCTCGCATCCGGGTTACAGAAATTCGTGTCAGACTTGCACATCGGCTGGAATTTCTTACCGTAGCACCATTCCGCAAAACCAGTTTGATCACCAACCACTGTTGTTACTGGGTTAGATACAAACTGTCTCGCCATCGCATTGACTTGATACTGAGGCAAAGCTGTCCTGGAGCGACCCGGTGTGTACTTCATACGACTGTTCAAAGTTGAATCGAGTTCACGCTTGACGCTCGAATGATAGCACGCCGATGGGCGATCCGGGCGATCTGTAAAATCAGAAAGCAACATGTTACCCATCGGGTTATCCATAGTCGGCAACTGACACGAAGCTTCTGCTTGTTCTTCGACACGCGTCGGACGAGCTTCACCTTCCTTGACCATACCGGAATTATACATAACATAAAGAACACCTAAAACAGTCGAGGCCAGAACAAATATTCTGGGATCCCGACGAATTAAATAAATAAAGCACGCGGCATAAATGATAAATCTCGACGCAGCGTTCACACGCTCGTCTCCCGACTGGGTATTAGTAGGCCAGAACTGCAAGACCTTGTCAGTACGGATGAGCTCTTGCGGGTCTTCAAACCAAACCTTCATTTATATAGTATGAGTTTATTTTTTCAACATACTACTAAACATGCTCATCAAAGCCTTTTCGTCGATCTGACCGTCACCACTCTGGATCTTGTCGGCACAATCCTTTGCCACGTTTTCAATGACCGCCAAGGTTTCTTGGGGGATCGCCGTGATCGTCGTACCGAGCATGTACAGCGTTTGCAGATATTGCCAGACAGCATTCTTCGTACCATCAGACATCTTTTCATTCCAGTACTCTTCAATGTTCAAGTCTTGGAGAAACTCAATGTTCTTGATATCTTCGGTAAAAAAGGTTTCGTCCTTTTGAGAAATCTTCGTTGCAAACTTCGACACACCCGACATGTACGCTTCGACACACTTACGCGGATTTGCCGACTTGAGCAAATCAAAAGACGTCATAAATTTTTTGATTCCCTTTTCCTCTGGAAAAGTCTTGTGCAATTCCACAAGAAATTGACCCATCATATCATTGAATGCAGTCACCGAAGCCATTTTACTGTATAATACTAACATTAAATCTTTAAGTTAGAACGGCTCCGAGGAAATCGTTTCGCGTTGGCCTAAACCGTTGGCCACGATAAAATACACGAGAATCGCATTGAGAACAGCGGGTTTCACATAGCTACTATTGGGGAGCTTACCTTCGTTATTAAGTTTCGCCTTGGCGTGAATGTATCCAGCCGTGATACCGGCCGCAATGAGACCAGCCCACATTGGGTCTCGGAGATAGTCTGACAGTTCCATTTAATTATAACCAAGTTTTTTTGTTCTCTCGTCGGATGCGTCACCGAAGAGAATATCGTCGTCTTCTTCTGGTGTTTCACCTGGGGGTGCTTGAACATTTTTGATGGTCTTGAACTCGTTAGCGAGGCTCGAGATCGGAGGAACGGGACCCGCTTCAGGTTCAAGTTCTGGACTCGCTTCAGGTTCAAGTTCTGGACTCGCTTCAGGTTCAAGTTCTGGACTCGCTTCTGGCTCAACAGCCTCTGTGGCTTCTTCCGGTTCCGGAAATTCTTCGTCGTACACATCTGGATCTTCTGTGTCAGTCTCCATGGCTTCACCGCCGATATCAATGTTACGATCCGTTTGAGTCATGTAAGTTTGAAGAATTTGTTGAACCGGAATCAATTCTTTGACGGTAGCTTCGATGCACTTACAAAAACGTGTCTTCAATTGCTCATCACGAATATGTTCAGATTGTTCTTCATGGAAGATGTAAGGATCTTTGTATAGTTCCTTTGCGATATTGTTATAGCATGTCTGAATGAAAACTTCATTGGACGGAAGCTTCAACGCAATCTTCTTGTTGTCTGCATTCAATCGAACCGAGGACAAAATCTTAGTACACGCGACAAAAACTGCCGCCAAAAGATCATTGAACCACGCACACCGAGATGCAATATTGTCTGTGTGCTTCTTGGACATCGCATTACTCCAGTTTGGAACTTCCTTCAACAACTTTTGATACATGATCAAAACTTTACGCCCCTTCGACATTGACGAAGCCTCTTCGTACATTTCAGCAAAAACCTCAATCATAGGTGGACACATAACCGTGCAAAGCTGTCCAATATATTCCTTCTTCGCTTCGACAAGTATGTCCATTTATCATTAAGTGGAATTTTTTTTAAAACGGGTGTCACGCACCATTTCCCCTGTATTTGTTTGCCATCTTCTTCAAATTTATGAATGACGGAAATTCTTCTTCTTCGACACGTGGAACAGATGTTTTTTCCTTCTGTGGAGAACTCCATGTGACATGAAGATCTATTTCTGATATTGATGATACATTGAATCCACCGAGTTCGAGTTGTCTCTTCAAGTAAATACACGCTTGAGACCTATCGAACGTCGGATACCCAAAGACCACAGACGGAACACGTAGTAGAACATGCTTACCGCCCATCTCTACTGTGTATTTAATCTTTCGAGAGAACTGTTCATAAATCTTTTTGTACAATTCTTTCTTGATCTTTTTGCGGTTACTTTCAATGTTTACTATATCCGACACATTGATCATTACAATTAGTTCAATTTATTTTTAGCCAATTTAAACTCAAGTGGTGTGACCTCAACTTTCTTCTTGACGAGTTCATACTTGAAGAATTCTTGAGCAGCCACGTCTTCTTGTTCATACGGCTTTGTGTCACCTGGAAGTTCGACATCAATGGGTTGACGTGTGACCGCAATAACTTTAATCCCGGGGTCCACACGAATATCAACCGTGATGGTAAAACCAGATGCGAAACCCTTTCTGGACATGACCATAAACATACACCGATAGAACACATCCTTCTTCAATGGGTGTTCATACTTCTTGGCGGCGATAGTTTCGATGATGTAAGTTGGCTTTCTGTACTTTTCAGAAATGTATCTGTTTGTTTCAAGGACAATCTTGTTCATAAGATTGTGGCCGATTTCAGCCTTCTTTTCAACGTAGTCTTCTGTTTTCAACATCTCTTCAACTTCAACTTCCCTCTGGGTTTTCTTCTGTCCCGGAAAAAAGAGGATGATGAGTGCAATCACCAATGCGACCAGGATGTAGACGTTGTTCATTACTAATATATACGCGTTAATTTTTTTTGAGAAATAAATGAGTCAGTTATAGTAGATGTCTCTTCTGGTGTATAGCCCAAACTGTCCACATAGCCTGGATATTATTGAGTATGTCAAAAGTAATCCACAACTGAAACAGGTAGTGAAGTTCCATAACATAAACACCCAGGGTATTCCTTATAATTACAGGTCGAGTATCACGCGTGTACCCACCATGTTGACAAAGAATGGAAAACTTTTGGTTGGTAACGAAATAAAAAACTGGCTAAACTCTTTGCTTCCAAACAATGAACTAACTCACTATGAGTTTGGTGCATTTGGCGGATCGATGACATCACTTGATGGTAAAGACGACGACGACAATGCTTTCAACTTAGACAATTACGGTGTGGCTCTACAGCCCGCGATGACCAAGGACCTCGAAGCCAAGATAAATCGCAGTGTAAATGAAGCGTATAATAATATAAAGACATAAATCACTTAAAGTCTAGTTATGAGACTTGTTACTATACAGGCATCAGCTATTAAGTCTGTTTTTGAAGTTCTTAAAGACATTCTCAATGATGTCAATATCTATTTCAAGCCCAGTGGTATGTACATCACAACGCTTGATACAGCTCGAGTGGCACTCGTTGATGTTTTCTTGGCGGCCGACAACTTTGATGAATACGAATGTGAACATGAAATTTTGGCGGGTATCAACATTTCCAATACGTTCAAACTTTTGAAGACCATCACGAATAATGATGTTCTCACATTGAGTGTGATGTCCAAGGAATTTATGGATATTCACATCAAGAGTGAAGCCAAAAAGACAACGACAAACTTTCAACTTAAACTTCTGGATATCAATGAGAACAGAATTCAGGTTCCGGACATTAACATGACCACTGTCACGACCATGCAATCTGCAGACTTCCAGAGGATGTGTCGAGACATGTCAAATATTGGCGTCAACATTGAGATCACTCGTGAAAATAATTTGTTAACCATGAAATGTACGGGTGATTTCGCAAATCAAGAGACCTCGATTGAATGTGTGGATGAAAGTCCGAGCATTTCAGGATTGTATTCTCTTAGATACATGAACACGTTTACAAAAGCAACGGGTATGTGCTCGACTGTGCAGTTAATGCAGGAACCTGGTAGTAAGTTTTTGATATTAAAATACAACGTTGCCGATCTTGGTGAACTTAAATTTTATTTAGCCTCTAAGGTATCCGAAGACTAGTAATCACATCTTCGTATGTAGACACAGTCTTTGACATACCAATGACATTCACCAATTTAATTTTAGGATACTCATTCTTAAGAGTATCATCTTCATAATATAACATATCCTTGATAGGTACGTTTTGCCCGTGGAAATCGTTCTTAGGACCCGAATACCGTCTGACCTTGTTTGTGATGTCTCGTACAGGTTCATTATTAACATCAAGCAGAGTTGCACTCATCAACGGAATATTAAAATTGATTGTATTCTCAAATGTGACTGGCCACTCTGACTTGATATCATTAGTTATGAACTTGTATTGTTTGTTTCCATACCAATATTTAATGCGAAGAGTAGTCTTTTTCACATTTTCTGGAATTTTTTCGTCATAGTATGGAATGTTTGTTACATCGACAAAGTAGTTATCAAGAATTTCTCCTTTCCAATCCATGGACTCTTTGTGCCAGAATCCACCTTCGTCGACGACATATTCAATTGAAGGGTCGATAGAATATTCAAGTTCTCTAGATATAATGTTAAAGTCGGGTACATCAAATATCCTCCTATAGATTGAATACACCCATATAATGAGATGGCTTAAAAGATTGCGAAGAGTATTCATTTATAGTAATGGAAGGTAACTTTTTAAGTAGATATAACAATAGACTAGAAAATTGGAAAACACTTATAGACGAAGATCCGAGATCTCGAAATCAATATGAATCTGATATGAGTGATTACATAATCCAGTGTATGCCTTACATGAACAAATATACGGAAGATACCGAAGAAGTTTCGACGACAGATAATATTTTCAACGTTGTCGAGACAAATGGTATTAAACGTAAAGATATATTCACAGAATATCTCATAGAAGTCGAGAAACAGAATATACACAAACCTCAACAGAAGAAAAGAGAGGCGTGTAAAAATTGCGAAGACAGCAATATAATTTTCTTTAGTGAGACGAGTGAAGCAGTGTGTGATAGATGTGGTCTAGTGGCGACAGTTCTTAATAATGAAGAACCTACATACAAGGAAGAGCGGGAATTTTTTGAAAAGATTATCAACTATTCCTATAAAAGAGAAAATCACTTCAATGAATGGCTCAGTCAATTTCAAGCACAAGAGATGACAACGATCCCCGATGAAGTCATAGATCAGTTACGGGCAGAACTCAAGAAGATGAAAATCAAAAACATGGAAGACATCACACATGCAAAGATTAGAGGGCTTCTCAAAAAGTTGAAGTGGAATAAATTTTACGAGCACGTCCCTTACATCACAAATATGCTGAATGGAATCAAACCTCCAAACATGGCACAAGAACTTGAAGAACGACTTCGGATCATGTTCAAGGACATCCAAAAACCCTTTGATGATAATTGCCCCAAAGATCGAAAAAACTTTTTAAGTTACTCCTACGTTCTTTATAAATTTTGTGAACTCTTGGGTGAAGATGAATACCTTCAATACTTTCCATTGTTAAAATCGAAGGAGAAACTTTACACACAAGATCAAATATGGAGACTCATATGTAAAGACTTAAGATGGGAATTCATACCCACTGTTTAATTAAAGACGTGACAATTAATGTATTTAATGGACAAATATAATCAGTTCTGTGTAGATGAAGCAAAGTACCACCTACAAAGAGCCAATGAATTATTGACTGAAGGCCTACAAGATCCTAAAAAATACTATGATGAAGCACAATTTTTTTATAAGATGATGACTAAATTGTTTCCGTTTTTTGTTCTTCTTCAAGGACAATACATTGAACCTCAACCTGACGATTCGGAAACGGAGGATAGTTTATCAGGTACGCAATCTTCAATCCAGTCAGACGAAGATAGTTACGAGCCTGTAACTCCGCTTGATCATTCAGAGTCTTAATCGTTTTGAACTCGAGAATAACCGTATTGTTTATGATGATGTCAGCTCTGAGATTTCCTATAACATGACCATCAAATGGTATGGGAACTATTCTTTCGGATTCGTATTGTATGCCATATTGTCTTAATAAAACTTCCATTGCATTATGATATACTCTCTCACTGTACCCAGCTCCCAGTTGAGAATATATCTTTTTGGCGAGAGCCTCGACATCAACCATATCTTACACACGTGGCTATCCTCTAAATATTGTATGCGGTACCACCATGATGGTTTTCTAAGTTCCCTCATTTCTTTTCCTTATCTACATTAGATGTGGACATCTTGGTGGCCCTTAAAGTTTGTGAGAATATCATCTTCCAGAAGTTTGAGTTACCTATGGGGTGAATAACTATTCTATCAATAGCTTGTATGGCACAACACAGTTATACCTTTTATGAATCTTTCCTATCTCGATATTTACATACCCAACCAACTTTATAAGTAAATCTCTAATTTCGTAATATTTTTTACGATCCAAAACAAATTGTCTCAATAAATCTCCAGCTGTATCTACAAACATCTGAAACAAATTTCGAATGTCCCGATGTTTTTCACGTTGTTTATCACGTCTCTGAAGTTCTCGCTTAAATATGTCTTCAGTCATGTCGTTCAACATATACACAATTCTTAACCATCTGTTATCTGTATCATGGATTTCATCGTACCTAAAATGTATGTCTCTATTGTATTGACTTATGACACGCCGAACGCTTGTCATAAATTTATTGAGGTGAAGTTCACCAAAGTCTGGTACACCACCACACGGAATGTCTCCGTGCTCACGACTCAATGAAAATTTATTTTTGAATTCGATGTAATGTGGATTATGAATTCTTCCAACTTCAATTTTACCTGTTCGCCAATCAAAAGCTGTGTGACAATCTGGGCACCACATCTGTGAACACCCATCTATCTTATAAATCATGGTTCCACATTTGGGGCATGACTTTGTATCTTTCTTCAAAAGTTTCATAGTCTTGACAGTATTCGGGTCACACACATGACCTTCTTCAATATTTTCATTACAGTGTTCACAAAAATTATTTTTGCATAGACCACAAAACCAATCTTCATTCAAAAATCCTTTACAATCTTCGAGTGGACACTTTCGCACGAGTACACTACTTTTTTCTCCGTAGACTATTCCACCGTTTCGAAGTCTATTTAAATCTTCGAATGTTTGTGTCATTTCAGTATTTAGATCTTGAAGTTCTTTCATACTTTTTCGATCTTCAATTGAAATACCTTCACGTGTATATCTATTGTGCAACTTGATGAGACGTTCTCTTTGTTTGGTGAGTATAAAATTTAATTCACGCATGGCTAATATACGTTCAACTTCTGGTTGTGTTTCTGGCATGCGTATCTTTTCGCGTTCAAACAAAACATTTTCACGGTGTATTCTTAAATCATTGTTCCTAAATTTCTTGGTGCAAAAGCTATCTACAAATTCACGATTCCATAGTTTTTTACAACCCATACAATGTGGGTCTTCGGAAGTAGATACTAAATATGTTTGACAACACGTGCGACAACTTAGCAAATCACAAAAAGGGCACTCAACTTTTTTGTGAGTTGTTTTATTGAAAGTTTCGCAGCATACCCCGCAACTTTCCATTACCTTACTTTAAGTACTTTTCTTTAACCCAATCACGATCCTTTTTAAATATTTTACTCAATTTGGGATCAGTTCTCTTAAAGAGAATCATCAAAACATTAAGACGTCTGAACAATCCAAGTGCTGGTTCACCCGCTCGAATGACTCGGGCCAAAGCTCGATGTCTCGCGAGCTCGGTTTTTTCACGCACGTTTTCATATCCGTGAGCGCTCATAATGCCACTGTTACTAATTGGAATTCTCACCTTCATTCTATTTGTAACATAGAAAATTTACGCGTTCATCTTCTTGATCTTCTTGTTGTATTCCTTGGTACCCGCCTTCGGTTGGAGCTTGAAGCCATTGGCCTTCGGCTTGAACACGTTGACCATAGCCTTCTTGCCTTCACGCTTCACACGCGCCAAAGCGGCACAAGACGCAGCCTTGCTTCTGATGCGACCGTCCTGGGATTGCACGAGATCCTTCTTCTTGAGACCACCGGGGGTCTTGGTAGCAGTTCCGTGGAAAACTTCAGCTCGGCTTCCAATATCTTTCATCATTTTACATTATGCTCGGAAAATTTTCTTAATGTCCAAGATTGACATGGTACTTTTTCTTTCTTTGACTGGTATCTGATCTTCAAGTCTTTTATCATTCAGAACTTCTGCGCACACGACAGACTTGTGACCTTGAAGTGCGACCATTTCTTCTTCGACGGTGTCTTTGTAAATAAATTTTTTGACATAGACTGGCTTGGTCTGTCCATTTCTATGACTTCGACCGACTGCCTGAAGTTCTGTCGCGGGGTTCCAAGATGGAGATGTGATATACACACGGGTTGCTTCTTGGAGATTGAGACCTTGTCCACCCGACTTTATTTGAATTATGAATACAGCATCACTGGATGCCTTTCTAAATTCTTTGATTTGTTGATCTCTCAAATCTTTGGATACCGAACCATCAATTCTAAAAACTGGACAATCAAGTTGACTTTGTATGTAATTCATTTCAGATATGAACTGGCAAAATACAAGTGACTTTTCAGTGGGGTGAGAACGAATCATATCTAATAAAGTTTCCATCTTCTTGGATGGGGCAACCCACTCTTCGGGTTCTTCGTATACACCGTCATAGTACATCTGTGGCCAGATGCAACACTGTCTCGCTCGAAGGAGACATTCCAATAGTTGCATATTTTTTGCATTCAAATTGACTGAAGTTTTGAAAATTTCTTTGATGGTGTCTTGTGCATCTTTGAAAACAAAATCATAAAGTTGTCGCTCTTCTTTGTACATGTCCAACTCAACATTGTCAAAATAACACGAAGGTAAAGCTCGATCTTCTTTGGTCCTTCGAAGAATGTAGATATCTTTGACTTTGTTGGTCATGCCTTGAACCAAGGCTTTCGAGATACCGATGAACTGACAGAGTGAAACAAAATCACTGATCGAATTAAAGACTGGTGTACCCGTGACAACCCACCGAATGTCAGCTTTGATAGAACAGACCGTTCGAAATATTTTTGAACTTCGGTTTCTAATTTCGTGAGCTTCATCAAGAATAATTCTGTCCCACTTAACTGGTTCGACTTTACCAACCATTGAATATGGAACAATGATTACATCAGCGTTAACATCTCGATCCCATTCTTTGCATGACAGTGAAGGCGCAAACTTTCGAACTTCGTTAACCCATTGCGATACGATCGACTTTGGTACAACGACGAGTGTTCGCTTCTTTTTATTTCCCAATATAGTCGCGATAAGTTGAATCGTTTTTCCGAGACCCATTTCATCACACAAAAATCCACCTTTGGGTCTACCTTCATTCTTTTCCATTGTGAGCATCCATAGAACACCTTCTTGCTGATAGGGAGCATAAAGCCTCGCAGCAAGAAGTGATTTGGCTTGGTTGTATTGTTGTTCAATCATAGTGTGATGTCGCCTCAGGACTTCATTGACTTAGGTGTTCATCACCCGACATTTCCATAATTTCACATGGAGTAGGTTCCTCATGCTTCTTTTTACGAGTTCGCTTCGGCTTGGGTTCTGGTTCTTCGATACCATGTTCGCGGTGATATAGAACTTTGTCCCAAAATTCACGCATGACCGGGAGGTAGGTGTTCCACCATTCCCGATCTCTCTTTACATTGACAACGACAAACTCTTCTGGTCGAGGCCAATT